AAAATTGGTCGCATCGCTGTATTGGCGAACGGTCGGATAACCCTTGTGGTCCGATGTCGTTGATGTCTTACTCAATTCAATAGTGGCTTTCTGGCGCCGGATCTCTGCCGTCGCGATCGGAATTTCATTTCGCCGGAAGTTCCACCGCACCGTCCACAGCGAACAGCCGAAGTGCTGCGCGATTTGCTTTAAAGTCCATCCATCCTGCTCATACAGTTTACGTAGCTCTGCCGGGTCAAGCTTAACGGCTCGCCGTTCCCACGGAGTTTCAATCGGGATTTCATACCGGCGTAGCCATTTCGCGACCGAGATCGGATTCATCCCGTACCGCTCGCCGATCTCCTTCATACTCCGCCGCTCAACAGAGTAAAGTTGCCGAAGATCCTGCTCGGTGAACTGCTGTTTTCGTGGCTCTTCGCGCACCCAATTTCTCGGACGCGAACCAATCCCAAAAGCGCGCAGCCGTTTCCCAATCGCCCATTCGCTGATGCCGTACATCTCCGCGATCTCCGCCTGCGTCTTCCCCTCGGCCACATACATGCGTTCGAGATCTTCACGGATGATCGGCGCCTTGCGCGCGCCGGTGTTGCAACCAAGCGGCGCCCCACGTGGTCGCGCCTGAATACCGTCTGTCCGTAACCACTTTCCGACCGTCCTGGTGGCGACGTCGAATTGCTCCCCAATCTGCCTCTGCGACAGACCCTTATTCAGATACAAGTCCGCTAGCTCTTCTCGGCTTACCTTGCGTTGTTCCATTTCATCAATCTCCGAGTTAAACATAACAGAACCTGTATACTTTGTCAACAATTTTCTAAGTTATTGATTAGAAAAGAGTTGAGAGCAACTTGAAACCTGATCTTGGGTTCGGGACTACGATGTTGCTGCCGACCAAGAACTGACCTGCGACGTCGATCGTGTTATTTGACTCTTTAAACCCAGTAAAGCCGAACTGAAACTTCGGGTTGGTCGAGAAGTACCATTCGATGTACTTGGTGTTGAACCCGAACATGACGCCGTTTGTGCCGGTCGGCATGTACTTGTCGATGACCACTTCGGCCGCGTTGAAGCGGAACGCCTGGAAGCCGGCGATGCCGAGGTCGGAATCCTTGTCGTAGTAGCGCTGGTTCGGCTGGATGGCGTTCCAGATGAGGTTCCATCCATTCTGGGTCGCTGCGATCAGGTCCGGGTGATCGTTGCCAAACCACGCATTGCCGTAAGCCGTATTGAGCGTCGGCAGGGTGAAGGTGCTGATGGTCTGGGTGAAAGCGTTCAGGCCGCCGACCGTGGACGGCGAGGTGACCGGCGTGATGTCAGCGCGGTTGATGCCGCCGATCTGCGGGTACACGTTGCCGTCGTCGTACCATTCGCTGAAACCGTCGATGTGCTTCGCCCGGCTGGCCAAGATGCCGTTCAGGTACATATTGGTCGCGAGCAGCTTTGCCATCTTGAGTGCGGCGTTTTGGAACTTGACTTCAACCTGGCTGAAGATCGCCAGCTCACCGTCGTTGCGCATCGAGTCGAAGCCGAACAGTGTGATGTTCACGTAGTACGCCTTGATGTCGATCACGAGCGCCGTGTCGGTCGTTACGAAGTCGACGTTCATTGCGTCGCCGCGGCCGAGCGCGTCACCATTCAGCTCACCGACGATGATCGGGCGCTGGATCTGGAGACCGCCGTTGAACCGCTCCATGTTGCGCGTGTGTAGGCGCGTAAACACGGGCGAGTTCAAGAAGATCACGTCCGTGGTGCGTGGGACGATATACTTGAGAGTATAGGCGTCCAATTCCGTCAGGCTCAGGGCCATAGTACTACCTCCTGCAATCTGTTTATTGACAGCAAGTTAGCTGCTATCACATACTGTTCTTGATGCCCACACCAGAGCCTGGAAAACATCGAATTAGGCCACGTAGTTGGGTCTTGAAACCATGTCCGCATTGCGGCGAAATGTTCAGCTACAACCGCTTGTTTCAGCACATGCCGCGGTGTTCGAAGAAGAAACCAACGAGACGCTTTATAAAACCGCTCGATATCCTCCCGAATAACGCGGAGATTTACGAGCGAGTGATGAGCACCCCAGAGAGGCGCTCTAACAAACTGCGTCAAGCGCGCTGGAACTACGGCATTGACGAAGAAACTTACGAGCGCATGGAACGCGAACAAAATGGCCTGTGCGCAATCTGCGGTCGCCCGCCAACCGGCACAAACCGCCGGACCAATAGCCTGCACGTCGACCATGACCACGCCACTAAGCAGACACGAAGTTTGCTCTGCCACCAATGCAATCTTGGGCTCGGTGCATTTCGGGACGATCCAGGTCTGTTGCTCGCCGCGATCGATTATCTCGCGCGTCACAAAAAACTCGGGTTGGTTTCGTAGATCCACTTAACTTGCCGCCTCGCGGCTCTTCAATAACTCTTCCCACCCAAGCTGCGTGAGAACACCGTCACCGAGCTTCACGCCCGTTGGGACTTCGGGTGCCCCGTTGGTGTCCTTCTTCACAAGCGAGCGGTCCAACTGGGCGCGCTGCAGATGACCCAGACCGCCAGGACCTTGCTGGTCGGTCGGAACGCGCTGGGACATTGCGGTCTTCTTCGCGCCTTCCTCGATACCGGCCTTCTTCGCGTCTTCCAGTTCTTTCGTATGTTTCGCGGCCAACTCGTCCGCCTGCTTTTTGCGGAGCTCTTCGCGTTTCGGCGCGATCATCTGGCTGTAGGCCAACTCTGGATCGGCGATCTGGTTCTTTCCCATATAGGTCAGCACGGCGGCCATGTCGAGCTCTTCACCGAATTCCTTCTCGTGCCGGCGGCCCAGGTTGTAGCTCTTCGCGTAGACGAATTGCATGGCCTTGTCCAGGTTGTTGCCGACGTTCGTCGTGTCTTCCTTGGTCGCGAACGTCTTGGTCTTCTCGGTGATCACCTGCTCGATCTCGGCCTTAGTCGCGAACCCCTTCTGCTGCAAATTTGTCAGAATCTCTTCAAACGTCATATCTGCTCCTGAAGCGGCTTCCAATGCCGCGGCGCGCGCTGCCTCTGCCCGGTACATCTCTGCCATAGCCTTTTCGGTCTTGGTGGTGCCGGCGTCCTGATCCCAGTTCTGAAACCGCCAGGCTTCCCACTTCTTCGCAGCCTCATCGGCTTCTTTGAACTTCGGCCGGAGCGTATTGACTTCGGTCGCGAGCACATCGCGCTCATCGACAAACTTCTTCAGGTCGGGGTACTTGTTCAGCACCGTCCGATCGGCCTCATCGGCCACCTTCAAGATTTCGTCAAATGCTCCCATCACTTACTCCTATATAGGAGTGGTTACGCCGCCATCGGTGGCGCCGACCCCTCCGCCGGATTTGGCACATTCGCGCCGGCTGGCCCGCCCGGCTGCGCACTCTGCTGCGGACCACCTTGCTGCTGTTGTTCGCGCGCTTGGATTTTTTGCACTTCCTGCTTCAGGGCTTGCCCTGACTTCGCGATCGGGACCAATAGAGCTGCGAGCGGTTTATGCACCTGCTCGATCGTCATATTCATGTCGCCGATCAACTTCTCAAGTTGCTGAATCTGTTGGGTAAGCTGGCCAATCAGATTGCCGCCTGGCTGCTGCAACGCCTGGCCCTGCATGAACACCGGGTTTTGTCGCGGTGCTTGCTGCTGCGCCCTGATTTCAGGCGGTTGCATCGGAGCCGGAGGCGCAAACGACGCCATCGATTACCGACCCCTCTTACCGCCGCCAGCCGCAGTCGATGACTGCTTCTTGGCACGATCCGAAAGCGGTAGTTTTGCCGCGTTGCCCCAGCCTTTCACGAAGCCGCGAGGCAATGGAGTTTGGTCCCCGACGAGTTGGAATTGAGCACTACGAGGATTAGAAGAAGGCGATTGGTGGGATTTACGTGACAACTTCGCTTGATCGCCGGGGATTTGGAATTGGCCACTACGTGGATCCGAGGACGGCGAAGCGATGGGACGCTTGCCGATCGCCTTCTGGTCGCCGACCATTTGAAACTGACCGCTGCGTACGCTCATTTCCGTTTCTTCCCGCCTTTCGGCCGCCCGATGCCCATCCACGGCATCCGAACTTTGGTTCCACCCTTTTTCACGCTCACCTCACACAAAACTTTTGAGCGGCTACCCAGCGCGGCCGCCGCTCCGAGCCTTTACCGCTTAACCCCTCCTCGGGGCGGGTCGTTAGCGGTGCTTCTTACGACCCTTCTTACGCCGGTTCTTCTGCTCGTTGGTGAACATAATGATCGGTGTCTCCTTTCCCCTGCACGGGCTTGAAACCCGGTAGGTACTCAGGGAACGCTTATGCGCGCCCTCGCAATCAAGGTACGGCAAACAATTTGTCAAGTCAAGCTAAATTGCCTGTTTTCAAAAGGTTGACAATAAAAGTTAAAGTTTCACGTCAACCTTTATCGTTTTACTTGCGTTATACTAGCGTGATGATCTACGGGAATGAACAGCGGACACCGAATCCAACCTGCCCCGATTGTCAGGCTGGGCGCTTGCATTCAGAGGAGAACTGCACTCTGTACCATCCATTAATGGGGCACGGATACTCGCGGGAAACCGGCTGGACCTACAACAGGGATTTAGACAAGCCTTACAATAAAGTTGACGCCTAGCCTTCTTTGCCGGTGCGTTCGCCGCGACCGCCGCGTGGTGTGCGACCATTCTGCGGTGGAGGTCCGAGTGCTTTCGCTTCTTCGGCCATTTCCTTGATGATTTGATCGCCGTTGGCAACTTCCAGCCGGCGGTAGAGCTCGCGCAGGGAGATCTTGTTCATTTTGGCCAACTGGATCGCCATCATCTTCTCCCGATCCTTGGAAGCGCCGTGAAGTGATCCCTGCTTGATGAGGATTGAGAACAGCTTCCAGTGGTCTTCCTTCGGCTGGCTCGCCGGCACCATACTGCGCGGGTCGTAGTCGAAGTCTTCCCAGGTTTGACCGTCGGCACCCAACATGCGCATGCGCTGCTCCCAGGTGTAGTACTGGAAAATGTTCGAGATCGCCTGAATCCCGGCCTGGATCAAGAACGATTCAACGTAGCGTGACTCCATGCGGAATGGTGCGGTCATTGAATCCCGCATTTGTTCGATGGAATCGGCACCTGGCACCTGCTTCTTTTTCGTCAGCGCGCTCATGTCCATCGTTCCGGCGCGCTGGTTAAACGTTGGGATCAGGTAGCCGCTCAGGTGCTGTTGCGTGTATGGCGGGATGACCGGCGGATCCAAATACCTGACGTCTTGTGCAACCTGTGCGTTCGCGTTCAACTTCAATTTGCCGCCCGGCATGTCCGGGAAGAATTTGTTCCAGGTGGCGTCGCGGATCGCGCCGTCTTTGGAAATCATCTGCGGCCGGATGACGCGCTCGACTACGTCGTTGATGCCGGCACCGATGTGGTTGATGGCTTGGTTGAGCGGCATCTGGTTGCGGTATTTCGACAGACCGCTGGGCGCCCAGACCACCGGCATCAGCATCAGGTTCGCGAACGGGTACAGACCATGCCAGTACGGCGATGGGCCATCGTGCATAATGCGATCGCCGGCAAACACGATGTGACGTTTCCGCGGCCAGAGGCGTTCATTCGGCATCACCCGGTACCAATAATTGTGCTGGCTCAATGGGATATCCGGGTCCTGCACCAAAACTTCTTCCATGGAATCGTTGAGCTCAGGATCGTCAACCCAGTATTCCTCGAGCTCAATGACCGGGAATTGATCTTGGCTGCCATGCGGCGTGCGGCGCAGCGACCGGATCCCGAGGTGGTAACGCATCGCCGGCGACAGCGCATTCCAGGTGTACTCCGGGATGTGACCAGGGCGCACGTAATCGTTAGACGAATTGGTCCAGCTCGCCGAAGTCGATTCCTTCTCTAGCCCATCGGCCTTCGCACCCCAGATGTTCCTGAACCACTGAATCGGCTTATACGTCCGATACATGATCGCGCTGGATTCCTGAAGCGTCGGGCCAGGCTGGATCGGCAGCACGCTATCCATGCCGCATGCCACCACGGTGAGGCGACCGGGCATCACGGCGCCAAGCTTCCAGTAGCCGGTTCCGAACATGGCGTGGTCCACAACGTCAGCCAGGCGAATGTCGAGTTGCTGGCGAGTCCACTCGGCATGGATAATCTTTTCGGCAATCTCAGCCTGTTGTTTGTAGGCTTGCACGCTCGCAGACACGTCGATCGTCGGGCGGATGTCGGTGAGCAAGCTGATTGTCGACAGCCGCATATCGAAGATCCGGTTGTCAAAGAAGCGTGAGCGATACTTCGGCCGGTTCGCATTCCATTGCCTACCCTCGAGGAAATCCACATACATCTGGATCTCTTGAAATTCCGGGTTCATATTCAGAGTATCCACAGCCTCTTCTCGCGCCGCGTCCCTCCACATCAACATACTGCGCGTGTAGTCATCAGAAAGGTCGGCTTGTTCAGCTTTACCTACATAAAGTGGTCCTCTTGGAATTTGGAAAATTGCCATTATTTTGTCTTCTTACGACCGGCCATTTTGGCTCGGCAGTGAATCGAACAATACTTACCACGGCCGCGTGCCACGTTTACTAATCTTGCTTTGAATTCGACTCCGCACCGTTGGCATTTTCGCGTAACACACCGTATGCGACAGCCATCTAAACGCTCGATGAACACCTCCGAATCCAGCACTCTTCCCTTGTGCGATCCGACCACGCGCCGGGAATTACAGACAGAGCACGAAGGTACGAGGTTGTCCGGGTCGTTGTTCAGAAAGTTCTCATCGACATGATCAGCAATCAGCACATTGCCCTTCATGCCTTCACCGGGCAACCACTCGACTTCCTTCCCGCACCAGTGACATGGATGTTTGCCGGGACCGATCTTGGCGTATAGAACCGCGCGGTGCTCCTTGACTTGTCCATTAGCCGACGCCAGCGGATGTCCGTGGATGACGAGTTGCCGGTAGTTTTGAATGTCGTTCTTTTTCGGCATCGTCTTTCCCTTGGCCCAGTGCGCCCTTGTAGCACAGCTCTTAGAGCAGTACCGGCCGCGATTGCCTTTGCGCCAGATGCGACAATCGAAGTCCGACTTGCACATCTCGCACGTGCGTTTCTCGGTCAGCGAGTCGTAGCGCACCCGTTCCCGCTTGCGAATACAATCATCGGCAAACGGTGAGATTACGCGCTCTGGGGTTATTGTGGCGAACATATCCATGTGTTTATCTTACAGTCACTTGACGTGTTTTGATCACATATTTCATACCCAGACCCCTGGCATCCCCATGCCGGCGTTCGATCGAAATTTACCTTCCGAATCAGCCTCCATGTTCGGCAGATCTTTCGGATTGACCAGCCCCTCTTCCTTGCAGAACTCCCGCTGTTGCTGAAACGTCTCGATGAACACCGGCTCCGGATGACCGCTCTTCGAACTCTTCACGCGATAGGCCCAATGCCCTTCCTGATGTGCGCTGTCGACGCCACGGTTGTCGTTGTACTTGGTCGTGATCGTGCCGCTGAAGACCACGCCAAACCGCGATGCCACGCGCACCATCGGCTCGCCACAGTCACAGAACGGGTTCTCTGCCACGTCCGTGAAGTGCTTCGCGTACCACTCCTTGATCGAATGGCACGACCGGCAGTAGCTCTCGTAAACCGGCACGGTTAACTCCCAAACTTAATTGGCGATTCGGCGAGACCCGTGATGAAGTTGTACAGATCGTCGCCGGTCAACGCCTTGACGTCCAGGATCTCTTCCAACTTTCGACGTTGCTCGAGAGTCAACCGGATGCTGACTTCGTCCTTTGGCGTGAATTCCCAGATCCACCCTTTCTCCCAGACTTCGCTACAGAAGTCCTGGATGAGGTGCTGGCGATCGCGCCCACATATTGCGGCGCGTTCATTGAGCGCCGGCAGGTCGATTGGATCAAAATACCATTCGCCTTTCACACGGCCGACTTCGTCGTAAACTACTTCTTCTGTGGTCATAGGATTGGTGCCAAATTCCTTTCTAACGTGCCGTCTTCCGGCAGGGTATCGAGCTCATTGACTTCTTCTTCGATCTGCTGGAAAACGTACTTTCCCCCCAGCTTAGTGGGTCCCTCTTTGGTGTTCGGCTTGCCATGCAACATCGGCGAATTGCATTTCGGTGATGGGCAACGCCTGTACTCTTCTGGATTGTTAGCTTGCCATGTGAATTTGCAGGTCAGGCAATCCATCGTCCACTCGAGCATCTGGACAAATGCCGGCCCAGCATCCGCGGCCGCATAGGCGTTCTCGTCGTAGGAATCAAGATCGTGACTGGTGTAGCGCGCGATCAGCGCAGCCATGATGACATCGTCATGAAAGTTCGTCTCGGCTTCCGCTTTCTTTGAGTCGTATTCCTCTTTCTGGAATCGTTTCATCTCGTGCGCGAACATCTTGTCGTGGATGAACCACGAACGCTCGCGAAGCGCGCGAACGCCGGTCTGCCATAGCTGCGGTTTCGAATTCTGTTGTGTGAGCCAGTGCAGCTTGTTCGAGTTCATCCCGGTCACGGAGTCGTAGTGCTTCCACCGGAATAGATTTGGGTACTGATAGAAATTCTTGACGTTGTCGCCGGTCGTCTGATAGACGTTGTACTCAATCGAGAGTTGTGCTTCGTTGTACCAACGGCCAAGGAAGTTGCAGACGGCGGCTAGGTCAGACGGATTGATTGAATTCGATCGATAAGTCGCAACGTGTGTGTCTGGCGACGGCGCATCACCGATCTTATTTACCCAGCATACTGAGTAGTCCGATTTCTCGGTTGCCAACCCTTCGGCGATATCCACACCAATGCAGTACCGCGCGCCTGGTTCCGGAAGTTCCCAGATCTGTAGGGGACTTTCCAGATCCCAGCGATGATCCACCGTGCACCATTCCTGGAAACACTTGAAGTGTTCTTTGCCGTTCTCATCGACTTCCCGAATCGAGCAGTGAAACTTGCCTTTGCGATCGAGGTTTCCGGTCCAAACCGCCGGGCAAATCGTCTCGTTCACAAACTCCTGCGTATCCTCGGGGAAGACAGCGATGCCAGAAATTTGAAACGCCTCTTCGGCCGTCGTGCACAATTCCTGGCGCAATTCTTTCAGTGATTCCGGACCGCGCCGGCGCGCATTGAGCACGCGCTCCTGCATCCAGGCGAGCTGCGGATCGCTGAGGAGATACGGTTCTCGAGTACCCTTGTGGCAGTCCGTGCATTCACTGCCTTTGATGTCAAACGTTTTGAAGTAACGTTCGCGGAACTCGCCACAATGAGTGCACTGCACCCACTCTTTCTCGACACGCAAACGCATCGCGAGTTCGGGCTCGCTTGGGCGCCAGCCATCTTCCGGAGCCACTACGCGCTGTTTTTCAAAAAACCATGGCAAGAAGACTGTATACCAGTCAGCCTTTTCAGCTAGATCCACATTCGCAACCCATAAATCCTCAGAAAACCGGCCAGCACCCTTCGCTGTGGATTCCAAGATCGCGAAAGTACCCACATTGGGCGCCAGCGCGTGCACCATGTCACCCTCAATGATTTCGCGCGCCTTGGAATCGTCGACGCTGCAGTACTCGGAGAAGTGCATCGCATTGATGGTGTAGCCCTCACCAACGCCCGAGACCTGTGTGGCTGCCTGGACAATCACACTGGAATTTAACCCTGGATCCACGCGACGTAATTCCGGCTCAGGATTCTTAAAAACAAGCCCCTCCTCTTCCTTACGCGAGGCGAGCATCGGCTTCATCCACCATGGCAATTGGTCGTAGATGTGGACCATCTTCTGGAACAGGAAGCTGGCGTGCGTGCCGACGTGCGAGACCACCATCGCGGCTACATTCGGGAAAAACATCGTGCGCCAGGCGATCAAGGCTTCAATTAAAGTCGAACATCCGAGCTGCCGTGCTTTGATGATCTGTAGTTTCTGTGGTTTACCGCGATCCCGCAGCCGGTAGATTTTCTCCAGCAGTACGTCCTGGCCCTCGTTCAAGGTCAGATACTGATCTTCCCGCTGCTTGTTGATGATCTTAAAATAATTTCTCGCGGCGTATTCGAAGCTTTCCTGACACCGCTTGATCTCGGCAGCGAGCTGACGGATCTCCACGACCGTTAGAACACTGCAGTCGGCGAGGTACTTCTCCTGATCGAAATGCTCGACGAGTTCATCGACGCCGACGTCACGCTTCCACCGCGACGTTGTTAACATCGCTGCCTCCTGGCTCGATTGCGAGCGTCGTGTCGATCGTCTTCATTTCGGTTTGTTCCTGGAGCTCTCGAACAATCTGGTCCATCGAATACCGCGGCGCCGTCGCGTTCACGTTCTGCTGGCTCAGGATCTGCTGGTTGATGTTGATGCCGTTCTTGCGCTGGATATGCCCAGCCATTTCAGCCCACAATGCCTGATCTGTCTTGTTCCCGCGTTTGACACCGTCCATGAGCCGAGCGAAAAACCACCGGGAGATTTCCGGCATGAACAGCAACAGCATCTGCTGCTGGTACTTCGTCATACTGCTCGGGCGGATGGACTGCCGACGCATCACCGCGGATTCTCGGATTCTCTCCGGGAGTTTCTCGATGAGACTCTTCCTCACCCGTTTGCGCTTTGTCCCCGGCATCAGTGCTTCACCACTAAATCGACTACCCAGGCGCATGCCACGATCACCAGAGTGGCGCCAGCGCACCAGCCGATCGTCCAGAACCGCCACTCCTTTAACTTGCCGAGATCTTCGATAGCCTCCGGCAATCCGGTGACTTCCAGCTCCAGGGTGCGGAGCCGTTCGTCGTGATCGAGACATGGCTGTGGTGGGGTCTGCACCTTAGCTTCAACCGCCCGGAGCCGCTTTTCGTGGTCACCGACATCGTTGGTTGAGAGTTCGGCCCGATCGGCTTTTTCCTTTTCAATCTTCGAGATCCAATCGCGTAAATTATCTAGGCGACTGATAATTTGCCTTTCCAAATCAGTGACTTCTGAGCGAGTTGCCTTTTGGTCCTCAATGCGCAGAATGCGCTGAGACATGCCTTCCACCTTGTCATTCATGTTTTGCAGAATGACCGGTAGTTGGTTCAGGACCCTACGATCTTCAGCGGTGAATCCCAAATTTGATCTCTCTCCCATGTCATCCCAGGGTTATCCGACTACGATTATCAGCCGAAGGGGATCTCTAAGCAAGTCAATTGTTTAGGAGATAAAAGTTGACAACTTGGTTTAATCTGGCGGGCACTCCTATATAGGAGTGGTTTTTAGAGGTAGGTGGGTATTCCAGCGCTCAGGCTGAGTTCGCAGTCGTACTTTAGGATTTCGGTTTCGACCGTTGGCTTATCTGGGGTCTCTCCACTGAAAATCTGCTTCCAGTCGGGTGCCTTGAAAACTGGGACTCTGTAGTCGTAAGGTATTGACGGTACAGCAAGATCGTAAATTTCACCGTTCGATATAATTACGCGGATTACTGGCATTAGACAGTCCCGGCGTCAATGCCGATGCGCAGCAGGGCACCATAAGAGCTCTGATCGTAATTTGGCGGCGTGGTCGACCGAAGCGTGCGCGGCCGTGGGGAATAGAGTTTGATGGCGTTAGCCTGCAATTTCTCAACCTCCTCACCGATCGGCAGTTCCTTCTGAGTGGTCGAGAACGTGGCTTGCACGCTCATGTCATCAGTCGCCCAAACAGGTTTGTAGGAGAGTTTAACGCTATCGAAGCCGGCACCGATCACCACGTTCCGTTCGAGCATGATCGGGATCTCCCCACGCTCGGGATGTTCGACGACGATCTTGATCTTTGGCGGCGTCTGAGCGTGAAGAATCTCGGAAATCTTCTCGACACGCCAATAAATCTTCTCACCTGGCGCCTGCGCGAGTGGCTCGGTAGACGGCAAAACGGTCAGCTTCGCTGGAGTCTCCGGTGGGCGCAATG